GTGGTGAACTACAGGGAATCTGGCAATCACAGAGGCATCATACTCACAGAGAGTCAAGGCAATATCGCTGCCTATGTGGGTTTTGTTGTCAGGCTCAATGGTCGTGTGTGGCAGGCAAAGAATGCCGTGGTATATGAGCCATACAGTGGTCAGGGCTTGGTGGGTCGCATATACCGCATGGTCAAACAACACATGGGTCAAAGCATACAGAGCGATACGGAACAGACCACAGATGGCATGCGGCTATGGACACGCACACTGCCATCTTTGGGACTGCATCCCATGATATACGATGCCGAAACTGGTCATGTGCTCAGTCCCGAGCAAGGCCAACATCTCATATACCCGCAGTCGGGTTCCGGTAATCAACACAGATACACATGGATACTGGAACGGAACGATCATTACCCAGAACAAAATCTCCTGCTGGAAGGATCACTGTTGATGCCTTTGAAAAATCTGTGGTATCAAGGTGATTACACACAATAACAAATACAGAAAGCAACACTATGTCACAAGCTCAATACAATCTAATAACCCGCACTGATTATCTCAACCGCAAGATGTTCCTGGACCCTGCAGGACCTGTGACCATCCAGCGTTTTGAAGAAGTCAAGTACAACAAGCTGGTCAAGTTTGAACAAGAAGCACGTGGGTTCTTTTGGATCCCCGAAGAGATCAGTTTGACCAAAGACAGCAATGACTTCAAAGAAGCGTCTGACACAGTGAAGCATATCTTCACTAGTAACCTGCTGCGTCAAACAGCCTTGGATAGTCTGCAAGGTCGTGGTCCCACACAGGTGTTTACGCCAGTGTGCAGCATTCCTGAGTTGGAGGCCTTGATGTATAACTGGGGCTTCTTTGAAACCAACATCCACAGTCGCAGTTACAGCCACATCATACGCAATATCTACAACGTGCCCAAGGATGTGTTCAACACCATCCATGACACGCAGGAGATCGTGAGCATGGCTAGTAGTGTGGGCCGGTACTATGATCACCTGCACACGGTCAACTGCGAAAAAGAATTGGCAGTTTCTGTCAAAGAAGAAGCGCACATCCGAGCCATATGGTTGGCACTGAATGCCAGTTATGCCCTGGAAGCATTCCGCTTCATGGTATCGTTTGCCACGAGCTTGGCCATGGTAGAGAACCGTATCTTTATCGGCAACGGCAACATCATCAGCCTGATCCTGCAGGATGAGATCTTGCACAAGGATTGGACAGCCTGGATGATCAATCAGGTGGTCAAAGAGGATCCGCGTTTTGCTGCTGCCAAACAGGAATGTGAAGCCGAAGTGTATCAGATGTATCTGGATGTGATCCGAGAGGAAAAGGAATGGGCTGATTACTTGTTCAAGAAAGGTCCAGTTATCGGACTCAACGCCAACATCCTGCGCGAGTTTGTGGACTTCACTGCCTTCAATGCGCTCAAAGACATTGGCATACGCTATGACCAACCGCATCCCAAATCCACCCCGATCCCCTGGTTCATGAAGCATGTGAACACCAGCAGCAAACAAACTGCACTGCAAGAATCAGAGAGCACTAACTATGTTATAGGGATCATGTCAGACCAACTGGATTACGACCAGTTACCAACGCTATAGGAACCAACATGAAAGCAATTATCTGGAGCAAGGATGCCTGTCCATTCTGCGATCAAGCCAAGAATCTCTTGATGGCACGGGACATACCATTTGAAGAACGCAAGATCGGTTACAACGCCACAAAAGAGCAGTTATTAGATGCAGTGCCCAACGCCCGCTCAGTGCCGCAGATCTTCTTAGACGAGCAGTACATCGGCGGGTTCTCAGAACTACACAAACACTTAGGAAAACAATGAATATCACTTTAGACCAGACTTACACTATCAAGATCTCCAACGGCGATGAACTCGTCACACGCATCACTCATGAAGATGACGATGCTTACATCATTAGCCGTCCACTGGTTGTGGTGCCCAGTGCCCAAGGTATCCAGATGATCTTTGGTATGTTTACCGCAGATCCTGACAAACCCGTGTCGCTAAATAAATCAGCAGTGAGCATGATCGCACCCAGCCGCCAAGAGGTGTGTGACAGCTACATTGAAGCAACCACTGGTATCAAACCAGTCACTAACAAAATCTTGATGGGATAACACTACATGGCCGCGAATGTACTGCTGGTACGCACCACAGCTGTCTACAGCGCGGTCAACCTTATTGCCGGAGCAGGTATACTAGGCAATGTAGGCGGCGTTACATTGGCTTCTAATATTGCCTTAGGCAATGCCATCAGCACTTATACATCGAACTCCCTTGTCAGTAGATTTGCTAACATAGTATCTTTGGCTTCGTCAAATGCCAGTGGTGCTATAACATACTCAGTGGTCAACAGCACCGCGCCCTGGCTTACCAACAGCTTGCCCGCTGCCTATACCAGTATCTATGGTACAACCATGACTAATGCTATCACGGCACAGGCCGGTAATATCATGGGCAATGGGAATCTAGGAAAATTTGATCAAGTATTAGGCATAGCACAAGGATTAATATCGACCACCAATGAACTGATAAATTCTGTGGCTGCGGCCAACAGTAGATCTAGTGCAATATCATTTACCACAGTAGACAACGCTATCACCGGAGGTGTCAGTAGTGTAACACAGGCATTTTCTGCATTTGCATTTGATCTAGGAAGATTAGGACAGGCTATCAACCTATCAAATCTCTACAATCTCGGAAGTCCACAGGCATTGTTACAACAGTTATTGGATGTATCAAGCATACCGGCTGGGCTTAACACAGCCCTACTCAATGTGGGATTGACCCAAACTGATTTCGCTAACCTGTCAACCACAGGCCTCACAGACGCCCAGGAAAAAAAGGTTTATGAGGCCATGACACAGGTCACAGGACAAGATCTATTGGAAGTGCTGAGTCTGTTGCGTGTGCAGACTCCTGGTTTGGAAACCATGGCGGATCTTTTGAATCCAGCAAAAACTTTTCCAAATAGTTTTAATACGTTTAACGCACCTACCAGTGACGGATTGCGAGGAATCTATTTAAATTCTACCGGTACAGTGAATTCCAATCTTGAAACCACGCTGCCACTGTCAGTCTTGGTACCTTTACAAGGCAATCCGTTACAGAACATGGAAGTTAAACCACAGACATGAGCACATACGATCCACTGCGAAAAATCATACCATCTGACCAGGCCTTGGCCAACAAAGCTCTAGAAGCCGCCTTACAACAGATCAAGGGTATTTTTAATAGCAATCTCACAGCCCTTTCAACTGCGACCGCTGGACTTGAGAGCAATGTGGGATTGGATCAGATCAATGCCTTGACACAACCATTGCCTCAGGATGTGATCACTTATTGGACACAACAATATGTGCAAGGTACCGGTCCCAACAGCACTTTGAGACTTGTGGACGTAATCGGTAGTCCCACAGGCTGGATCAACACAGATGCGCTTAACAGCACCAATAACATTATCAACGCCCTTGTGGCCAGCGGAGCATTAAACAGCCTTACTAATGGAACCACTGGGGTATACACAGTGATGGAAAACTGTCTCAATGGAGTGTATACTGAAGCCACAGAACTCAGTCCTGGACCTCCTCCTGTTTATGATTATACTGTGACTATACCTCCGGGTTTTCCTGGTGCTGGTATCTATAGCAGCGGTATCTCTGCTGAAGATGCACAGTCTTTGGCATTCTCCAGTGCTGGTGGACTTAACCAAGCCCTACAGACCGCGGTGGCCGCTATCATCTCTGCCAATGCTACTCTTTGTGGACAAGCCAATACCAACTTCAATGACATGGCCGAACAACTGGCTCGAGAGAATTATAATTTAGCATTGACTAATATCAATTTTGCTACCCTGATATCTAACTACGATAAGACATCTCTAGTGACCAATTTACCACAATATGCGTTGGACATACAAGAAGGTGGTGCTGCCTATTATTTTGCCAGTATCGCTAATACCAATGCTATCGGGGGTCAGGCAGTGATCAGTACCATGCGCGAGTCCCGGAATAAGGTATTGTTGCAAAATTCGGGAATAATCGTAGAATCACAGGTGTCTAACATCACAGCCGTTCCCATAGCCAACACGGGCGCTACCCAGTACACCACAGCCCAGGCCACATCCCAAAAAGTGGTGTAAAAACCCTTGAATTCCAAGGGTTTTTCTGGGGTTAGTGCCCACTAACCTATAGGGTTTTGCAGGTTGACCAGAAATGGCCCATTTGCTATACTATGCACATGCTAAAGAAAAACACAAACCGTAAGCGCCGCCAGGACACTACCCATGCGGTGTACTGCATCACCAACACCAAAACGGGCCAGCAGTATGTGGGCATCACCGTGTGCGGGCGCAATGTGCGCCGGGCGCTGAAAATCCGCATCCAGAAGCATGTGCGCCGTGCGCTCACAGAGGGTCGGGATTGGGATCTGTGCCGCAGCATACGCGAGCATGGCACCCTGGCCCATACTTACGGGCTGCTGGAACTGGTGCGTGGACGCAAGCCCGCCCATGCGCGGGAACGTGAAATCATCCGCGAGTTTGGCCCTGCGCTGAACACGCATTGAGCGGTTGACCAGAAATGGCCATTCCCATATAATATGGACATGTTAACGCAAAAAGGAGTTGGAATGTCATTCATCGCTCAATATCGTAGCCCTGCTAACGAGCAGTCTGTGATCAAAAATGTTCCCATGGAATACCTTGTTCAGGCTCGTCAGGAAGTGCGTGATGCTTTTCCTGGTCGCTGTGTGGTTACCCGGTTCCGTGGCCCACGCTACGATAGCATGGCATGCTATTGCAAAAAAACGCATGCCCGCAGTTTTGCAGTCTACGTCGGTTGACCAATAATTGCCAAAATGCTATAATATGGACATAAACTGAAAAAGGAGATTGATATGTTTGAAAGCGTGATTTGCATTGGATTGATCTGTTTCGCATTGGGCTACTGCCTGGCTACTTCGCATTGCATTCGCGAGGACCTGGAATCCACGATCAAGATGTTGGAAAAACCCCTGCGCTAAGGAGAGAACGATGACCACAGCCGTACATCCAGACTTTACCAAAGTGCGTCATGGTAGTGCGTTTGATCGCGGTGCTGCGGACAGTTATTACCATCGTGGACCAGAGCCGCATTATTTTGTAGGTGACACTTACATGAGTGAGCGCATTGTGTGTGAGCCCGGCACCACAGAATATCAGGAGTATATGGCTGGTTACAAATACAACGAGCTGTCGGGCAGTTTCAAAGATTGGAGCTAACATGACCTTGACCACTGCACTGGCCCTGATCTGGGTTCACTTTGTGGCAGACTTCATCATGCAGAGTGACCGTGTGGCCCTGAACAAGGGTCGGGATAGCACTATCCTGTTGTGGCATGTGTCGGTGTATGGCTTGTTTCTGATTCCGTTTGGTGTGGTGTTTGCTGTGATCAATGCAGCCCTGCACTTTGTCACAGATTTCTGCACCAGTCGTGCAACATCTGCTCTGTGGAAACGGGGTGAGCGGCATTGGTTTTTCGTGGTGATTGGCCTGGATCAGGCCATACACATGACCTGTTTATTTGTGACCTATGAGGTGCTGGTATGAACGAAAGAATTCGACAACTTGCTGAACAGGCTGGCGGAGAATTTTACACCGGTTTTCTCGGTAGTCCAAACTCTATCAAGTTTAAGGAAAGCGACTTAGAAAAATTCGCCGAGTTGATTGTTCGGGAATGTGGATACTATGCTGATGTTTTTGAATCACTTGGATGTCCTGTAGATATGGATCCTACAGAAACAAAACCCAGCGACTATATTAAGAAACATTTTGGAGTTTAAGAATGAACGAACGAATTAAAGAACTTGCTGAACAGGCTGGTATTGAAGAATGGTGGGATAGCGGCAATGAATGCCGTGAAGTCCTACAGGAGCATTTGGAAAAATTAGCCGAGTCGATTGTGAAAGAATGTAGTAATTTCCTGAAAGACACATTGGACGATCATTTTGCGGCAGAACAGTTAGAAGAACATTTCGGAGTTGAAGAATGAATTGTACCCATACAAGAGAAACCAGTGAGTGGGTTGAAGATGATGACTGGTATCCAAGTTCAGGAGGCTCAACTGGTCATTGGGAATACGAAACTGTTTCTACGACGGTTGATATTGACTTACACAGATATAAGTGTACAATGTGTAATGAAGTATTTTATTATTCAGGCAGGGCTAGAGACTACTATGAAAAAGGTATCAAGTCTGAATGGATTACAGGATTAAACAAATGAACGAACGAATTCGTGAACTTTTAGTAGAGGCTAGAGAACAAACTAAAGAGGGCAAATGGAGTGCTCCTACTAGTGTGTGGGCAGAAAAGTTCGCCGAGTTGCTTGTTAGAGAATGTGAGAAAGCAATCCGTACTGAAATCGCAGTGACTGATATCAGCGGCGAAGTTGAAAAAGCGTGGGAGATGGGAATGGAATGTGGTGTTTATACTATTAAGAAACATTTCGGAGTTGAAGAATGAGAACCATGTTTGCCCTCATTGGCGCCTTTACTGTACTTCTAGGCTTACTGGGAGCATTTGGAGTTGGCAACTTTGTGATGATTTATAGTCCAGATAAAATTTCTTGTACAAAAGGAACTGAACAATGAACGAACGAATCAAACTACTTGCAGAACAGGCTGGAATGAACATTGTCGATGACAAGTTCTCAACTTACGGAAGGTTTGCTGAAAAGTTCGCCGAGGCCATTGTGCAGGAATGTATTGACAAGATTGAAACACATCGCATTCCTGTTGGCAATAGTGCCGCTGGTGAGATGGCTTGCGAATGGACTTACGATGCGTTGAAAGAGATCAGGGACGAGATTAAACAACATTTCGGAATTGAAGAATGAACACCCTTCTAATCGGTGTGGGTCTATATGTTGTTTGGACTGTTATTGGGATTGTATTTTTCCTTCATATTATGGGACAAAAATTTAGAAAAACTCGTTGGTATGATTGGCCACTTCTTTTGCCAGTAATGCCAATTGCCTTTATTATAGGTTTATGGAGTAAAGAATGAACAAACGAATTCGAGCACTTGCTAAAGAAGCAGGGTTGTGGAGACAGCATTATGATATCGGCGAAGAATCTCCGGAAAGATTAGAAAAGTTCGCCGAGTTGATTGTGCAGGAATGCCTTTCGTATGCCAAAGACGGTGACCTAGACTTTATGAAGTTTATGATTAAGAAAAATTTCGGAGTTGAACAATGAAAGAAAAAGAAGAAGAGGTTCTGTGATGGATATCATTAAGGTGTATTCTGGCAAGAAAGGGTGTATGTGTGGGTGTAATGGTAAGTATTATTACACCGAGACTGGGTCTAGTCAGTATGGCCCTGGTTACGATGTTACTGATAGTATTAACCTTTCAATGGTAAAGCGTATTGCAAAAAGGGTGTTAAGTTCTCCGGATTTGAGGACAGACAAACTTGGTGCCGGACAGAAGGTTTCCTACACTGACCGGGATGGGAAGATGGAATGCGTGTTCTTTTGGGAGTAACATATGAAGGTTGATGTTTATGCGTATTACGGAGACACGTGCGGGAACAGCACTGAGCACTACTACGCAACATACGAATGTGACAGCCTAGAACAGGCTGAGAAGATTTTTGCACACGGATTTCTGTGTGGATGGCGTGTTTATGAGCACACTCGGATAATCCGAAAGCTACCAACAAAACCACCACAGTTTCCTACCGAACAGGACATGGAGCGCGGCCAGTTCAAGCCAGCTGAGTTTGAAAGATAGGAATATGACATTCTGGTCTTTTTGTTGGGTGCAGAGCCGCAGAGGTGGTCATTATATTTTTGAGGTGAAGGATCGTGGATAAGAAACTGTTGTTCAGCGTGACTGCTAAAGATTGTGATTGGAGTTACACCAAAGGCACAGGTGCAGGTGGTCAGAAACGCAACAAAACATCCAG